GACGAATATGGTTTAGATGGAGATTACGGTTTTGATGGATTCTAATTTTCTAATTTATTCAGGAAACATGTACAGATTTAGAGAGAAAATGCAAAGAGTTATCTCTAAGGCAAAGAAGTACAACTGTGATGTTACCTATATTGAAGGTGAAACTGTTCTAAGAAATATTGACGGCACACCTAAGAAGTTCGTATCCGTTAAGGTACAAGGTCTAGTCAGAATTTCTGAGGATTACGAGGCAATAGGTAAGGTACAATCTACTAAAGATGCTACCTACATAAGACTTTTTGACGGTACTAAGAGAGCAAACCTTTCTGAGTCAGAATTGACTTGTAAGCACTGCGGAAAGAAGTTAAAGAGAGGAGTACTCCTAAGAAATATCAAGACCCAAGAGGAAATGTTGGTAGGTACAGAGTGTGCTAAGAGTTATCTTGGAATAGACCTCCAGTATCTAGCATTTCTTGCTCAGTTTGAGACACTAAAGAGAGATCTTTACGAACCAAGAGAACACAAAGAACCATTTTACTACGATACAGAAAACCTGACCTTAGCAGGCATTTATGTAGGAATGACAAAGGGTATTGAACCTAAAGAGTTTTCTTGGAAAGCATGTACTCTTTATAAGATGCTAATGAACAAAGGAACTCACGTAAATCACGAAATTCTTGAGATTTATAACCGTATCGATGATATGAGAGATAATGCTCAGAGAATTATCGAAGAGTTACAATTAGATCCAACCTATAAGGTGTTATATGATACAGAAAAAACTCCTTACGACTATGTTGAGTATATTCTACTAAAGTTAAGAGATTTCTTTCCAGTTATTCAGGGCACCTCTAAGTATTACGGAAATGTTGGAGATAAATTTGAAATAAAGGGTAGATTAGAATTTCTCACTACTTTTGACAACGAATGGGGTGGTGGAAATATCTATGAAATAACCGATTTAACTGACCCTGATTATCACTTTAAGTGGTTTACTACTAAAGATGTTCCTGATGGAGAATACTCTCTAAAGGGTATCATCAAGAGTCATTCAGAGTACAGAGATAGAAAAGAAACAATTGTAAAGAACGTGAAGATACTATGAATTTAGATATATCAACAACTAATGTATGCAACTTAGGTTGTACCTATTGTTCCGAGGGACACTACTCTCAGGAACTTATAGAGGAACGTAACCTAAAGGGTAAGACCAAAGTCTCTCCTAAAGAGATCAGAAGAATTTTTGACGAAAAGGGTGATGTACATAATATCATTTCTTTCTGGGGTGGCGAACCTCTAATGAACTTTGATTTTATTAGAGAGACTATACAAGAATTCTTACACGATAACGTTACATTTTTCTTTTATACTAATGGTATCCTTATTAAGAAGTATATTGATATTCTTGATGGTCTGAATAAATTTCTAGGTGAATTACCACCTTATCTTGTTCAGGGTATCCCTCCACAGAGATTGTTTATTCAAATCTCTTATGACGGCAATCCTATACACGATAGAACACGAGTAAAGAAGAATGGAAAGGGTACATCTGAAGAAGTCAAGGAAGCAATTAAACTTTTACAAAATAGGGGTATAGCATACTCACTAAAGAGTACAATCTGCCCTAAAGATTTTAAGGATATGCACAAGGCATTTCTTGATGTTATTTCTCTTGGAAGTAGTTATTTTCCTACTCCAGACCTTACTAACACAACCGTAACACCAGAAGAACTAAGAGATTTAAGACTAAATCTTGCTCTTATTGCTAAGACTATTAAGGACAACGGTTATCCACATGAAATCTTTAAGTGGTTTAGTGATAGTAAAGCCAAGTGTAGTGCTGGAATTAACTACTTTGCGGTGAATACTAATAAGGATATAGTCGTATGCCACGGTGCTCTATACGGTACAGATCATATTATCTCAAGAGTTGATGATGTATTTGCGACTAAGAAGTTAAACGACTTTTCAGAGAAACAAAGATACGACCTAGACAGAGCATATCAGGATTGCGATAATTGCGGAGTAAGATTTTGCATGAAATGTCAGTTTGCTAACTATAACCTTCATCCAGAAATTAAAAATTACAAAGATAGATGGTATAGCCTAAATGATAGTTTATGTGAAATCTGGCGGCTCAATACTAAAGTATACAATGCGCTATTGCTATCAATTAAAGGTGCGTAGGCACCTTTAAAATCAGTTGAACAGATTATTCAACATCTGGATCTGAGCATTAGAAGCGCTCAACAAACCATCCAGTTTTGAATATTTCTTAGTAATCATTTCCTTATACTTCTCTATATAAACATTGTTTCTTTCGAGTCTTGAATTAGCATCGTTTATACTATCGTTGATCTGTTCTTTTTGTTTAGAAATAATACTATCATCTTCTAAGTACTTGTCAACGGAATCCTTCATTACCTTGAACATTTCTTCAATCTTAGCTTGTTTCTCTGAAAAGCTCATTTCAGTTTCTTTATACTGGAGCTTTCCATGGCGATCGAAGGATAATCCGAGATCATTAAATTGATTGCCTATAGTGTTCTTGAGATCATCCTTAATTCTGCGAATTGAAGAATTACCGGCAAGTAAACCGCCATCATTATTGGACTTGCCATCAGTATAGGTATCACGTTTTGATAATCCGTCTAACTGATTGATCAAGTTGTTGAAGTTATTGACAAAATCATTGATTTGTTCATCTTGAGATTTCTTATCCTTAGAAATCTGAACATTGCCTTCACTAACAAAGTTAGCATGGATCTTTAGACCTTCAATTTGATCGAAGTCATTAGTATCCGATTGAATCTCATTGCCATTAACTTCAATAATTGCCGGTTTAGCATTTTGTTTTTGAACCTCGGCATCAATATCGTTAGCGAGATCTCCGTTAAAACCTACATCGAAATCGTAATCATAATTTAAAGTAAGAACATATCCACTACTACTATTAACCAGACTGGCTGATACCCCGTAAGGATTATTTTCATTGATATTACGACGAATGCTTACAAGACTGTCGCCGGAATTTACGGTGATTGAAAATCTCTTATTGTCCCCGAGGTCGAAATCAATCGTGCCACTGTGAAAGTTATCAGTAAAGTCCCTACTAAACTTATAGGTTGTCTTAGCTTTTTCAGCAACCTGTTTAACCTTAATATTGAATTGATCTTCATTAGCATCTTTTGTAGTTTCTACATCGAAACCATAAAGATCATTCTTTCCAGAGCCTTCAGTAAGAGTCTTATTGACGTTGAAGTTATCTTTAGTCTGCAGGCTATCACTGAAGCTAGACATATAAGAGCTTAACTTACCTAAGCCACTCAGTGAGTTGTTATAAGTCTGAATTTTATTCTGAATGCCGCTGTTCATTGAAGTAGTCTTAGCCTGAACACTGGCTGTAACAATACTATTAAGATCTAAACCACTAAAAGAAATTGCGTCCATAGGAATTTCCTCCATTTTGTTTATGAAATATTTAGAGCATAAATAGTAAAAACTTTAGGAAAAATGATGAAAATACCTGAGCATTCTGTAAAGGAATCATTAAAAATAGCGAATGAATTGTTGAAGAAACGAAGAAAATTCAATCCGCGGGATTTTGTTCCGGGGAGAGTTTTTCTAGGCCGTTATACTCCTAAACATAAGGATTTAGTCCATGACAAAAGACCTTTAGTTCTGATCCTTAGGGTAAATTCGGTTCATACTTTGGGATTGAACTTACACTGGATTCCTTACACCTTTAGGATCAAATTGGTGAGAACGATCCTAGAGAAAAACAAAAATAACATTCTTAAAGGAAAATCCATCGATTTCAAATACACCGATCTCAGGCCTTTATTGAAGAACCCTGGTTACAGAAAGTGTGTCCGTCTATATTGCAATGTCGGATTTTCAAAATTTGGTGTTCTGGTGCCGCCGGAACACCTACTAGATATGGCCCGATTGAATGCTGCGATCTTTAGTCGGAAAGTTAAACTTTGATAAATAACTTAAAATTTTGGAGAAAAATATTATGGAAAATTATGTAAGATATGCTCGTGAGCACAACTTCAGTAAGTTCAATGATTCAGTTCGTACCGAACTGACCAAAAAGCTTTGTACTGATCCACGTGTCCAAGATTATATGGAGAAGAAGGAAATGTATAAAGATGTTCAGGAGCAGGTTGCAAATGCAACTAAGCTAATTAAAGGAGAGCAATAATGGCTTTAAAACTAATGTTTGAAGATGATGCAAATCTTCAATACGAAACTAAGGAGATCCTGAACGAGGCCACAGGTAAGACTGAGAAAAAGTATCATATTCGTGGGACTTTTTCAACTATTGGCATGCGTAACCGTAATGGCCGTGTTTATTCTAGGGCCCTGTGGGAGAGGGAAGTCCAGAAGTATCAAAATGTAATAAATAGTGGTTCCATTAACACTTTAATGGAAGTTGAGCACCCACCACGCACAGCTGTAGATCCAATGAAAGCAGTTGCCAAGATCCAGTCTCTGACTATCGAAGGTGATCGTGTAATCGGCGATGCAGTTTTACTTGATAATCCTTCCGCGGATCAAATCAAAACTTTGATCGACAATGGTATTAAGATCTCCGTTTCCTCAAGAGCTTGTGGTAGTTATGATGCTACCGGCAATGTAAAAGAATTCAACTTAATCACTTATGATATCGTCGCTAACCCATCCGATTACAATGCTACCATGAATGGTATGTGCGAGTCCCATATGTTATGTGAAGGTGTGGTTCAGGATCTTAATTATGTTCTTAACGATGATGGAGTTCTTGTTCTTGAGTCACAGGAAAAAGAAGAGCCTAAAGAAGAGCCTAAAGAAGAGCCTAAAGATGAACCAAAGGAAGCTAAGAAAGAAACCTTTACAAAGGCTGATGTTTCTGAGGCAGTGATTTCACGTTTTGATAATTTCCTAGGTGATCTATTAAAGACCGTAAGTACTGATTCGCTAAAAGATGAATACTTAAAGAATGAAAACCATATTCGCGAAGTCCTTCCCAAGGATGCATTTATTCGTAAGGTAAAGACCCTACGAATTCGTATTTGTGATCCAGATAGCAATCTTTACGATACTAATTTTATGGACATTCATGCTAAGGCAACTGATGAATTATCAAAACTTGACATTGCCGAACTGTATGACAAACTTGTGGATAAATTAAAGAGATATCCTTCAATAGATATTGCTAAGCTTAAGTATATCTACTTAAATCGCGGTGATATCGATGTTCAGGAAACTCTAAATGGTTTACCAAGAATATAAATAAAATAAATTCTTTATTAGGAGTATAAAATGCTAGAGAAGTTATTGGAGAGTATTGATAAGTCAGTACTTACCGACGAATTAAAGGGCCAGATCGCTGAGGAGTTTAAGGCTGCGGTTGATCAGAAGGCTGAGGAAGTTGCAAACGAAAAGATTGCAGACAAGAAGGAAGAGCTTGAGAAGGAACAGGCTGATAAGAAGGCTGAACTTGAAGAAGCTTATGACGCCAAGTTAAACACCTTAGACGAAGAGTGTGAGAACTTAAAGGCTGAACTTGAGAAGGAAAAGGCTGAACTTGAAGAAGCTTATGACGCCAAGTTAAACACCTTAGACGAAGAGTGTGAGAACTTAAAGGCTGAACTTGAGGAAGCCTACAACGCTAAGCTGGACACTTTAGACGAACAGTGCGAAGAGTTCAAGGCACAGCTTGAGGAAGAGTATCAAGCTAAGATAGATAAGCTTGATGAGATGGCTGAGAATTACATCAACGATAAGGAAGCAGAGTTAACTGAAGCTAATAACGCTATGATGCAGAGAGCTATCGATGAGTTTATGGATGAGTGCTATGAGAGTCTACAGTCTGATCTAGATGTAGAGAAGTGCAAGGCTATCAATGAGTCATTCTCAAACTTCGCTTTACTTGCAGGTGTTGATGCTATGGACATTGCTGATCATCGTGATGAATCTTCATTCAAGGCACAGTTAGAAGATTTAACTGATCGTTACAATGATGTAGTTAATGAGTCAATTGAGAAGGATGCTGAGATCGTTGAACTCAAGGCTACAAATGACCGTCTGATGAAAGTTGGTGTAATTACAGAGATGTGTGAGGGCCTATCACTGGTTCAGAAGGATAAGTTCATTAAGTCAGCTGAATTAGTAGAATTTAGCCCTGATAAATCATATGTTGATAGATTACAGGTATTAAAGGAGTCTCTGATTGAACCTGAGGCTAAGGAACCTGAGAACCATGAAAATGTCATCAATGAGAATAAAGAGGAAAAGCCAGCTAAGTCAAGCTTCGAAGAGCGCTTTTCAAGATTCTTATAATATAAATAAATTAAAATTTACCGAATTTCTATATAAAGGAGTATAATTAAATGGAAATCTTAAACGAGAGTCACGTAGAAGGTTTAATGAACTCTGAGCAGTTTGCCCCACTATGTGAAGCTGATAAGTCAACAATGCATCTGTTACTTCAGAATGCTATGAATGAGGCAAACTCCCTGAATGAGGGTACTGATACTGGCGCTATTGCACAGTTCACCCCAATTCTAATGCCTCTTGTTCGTCGTGTTTATCCACGTCTGATTGCTAATGATGTTCTAGGTGTTCAGCCTATGACTATGCCTACAGGTTATATCTATGCATTAACCAACCAGTACATTGGTGATGGTTATACCCATGCAAATCCAAATAACAAGGCAATTATCGTTGAGGCAGCTGCTGATCATGGTCTAAAGGTTGGCGATACTGTATTCACCGATGGTAAGGTTCTATATGTAGAAGGCACTAAGGTTTTAGTATCCTATGATACTGCTTCAGCTACAGCTGCTTACAAGGTTCCAGCTGCTGGTGAGACTTTTGGTACTTCCGTTGTTAAGGCTGTATATTCTAACGAAGCTGCATTCTACCGTATCTTCAAGAACTACACCGGTACTATGACTACAGCTCAGGCTGAAGTTAAGGGTAAGGATATGACTGAGATTGGTTTCTCAATCACCAAGAAGTCTATCGAAGCCCGTGCACGTAACCTGAAGGGTCGTTACACCGTTGAGATGTATCAGGATCTGAAAGCTCAGCATGGTCTATTAGCTGATGAGGAGATTATGTCTCTATTATCATATGAGATGCAGGCTGAAATCGATCGTGATGTTGTAGACTTCGTAAACAAGAATGCAACCCAGTTACCAGATACCCAGTTCCCTACTTTAAGTGGTTCAGTATATAATGGCCAGGGTCGTTGGGAGATCGAGCGTTACAGAACTGAGGCAATTCGTATTTCAAATGAGGCTTCAATGATTGGTGTTGATACCAAGCGTGGCCAGGGTAACATCCTGATCGTATCTCCAAAGGTATGTTCAATGTTACGTGAGGTTGGTAGATTCCAGACCGCTCCAGTTGGTAACACTTCTCTGAATGTTCCAACCGTAGGTGGTGTTGCAGGCACCTTTGATGACCGTTTCAAGGTTGTTGTTGACCAGTATGCAACTACAGATTATATTACCACTCTGTATAAGGGTGACGATCGTAGAGACGCTATGGGCTTTTTCGCCCCATACGTTCCATTGAGCTTCACCAACGTAATGGATCCAGAGTCAGGTCAGCCAGCAGTTATTGCTAAGGTTCGTTACGGTCTAGCAACCATCCCTGGTGTAATCAGCGCTGAGGCTAACGATCGTGCTAAGACCTATGCACGTTCATGGTCAGTTGATTTCGCTAACACCGTTCTTGCAGGTAACCACTACAACTTCGGTCAGGTTTAATAGTTAAAACCTAAAATAAAAAGACTCCTTCGGGAGTCTTTTTTTATGTCTATTAAAATCATTATAAATACCTAAAAGGAGTTTTAAATGAAATTCAAAGAACTTTACGAAAGTGTTTATATGAATGAATCTCTTAAGCAGGACATTCATAAACTGGTTCTTCAAAACACTATGGAGGAACTTGAAAAAATTCTAAGCCGAACCACTTATCAGTTACATATGTTTAAAGGAGCTGGATTTAATGCCGAGCACACCTCGATCCACTTAAATCTAAACATGCCTTATAAGAAGGTTTCCGGTAAAGATCTGGTATCCAGATATGAGAAACAGACTTGTGATGATAAACACAAGGAATATCTACAACACTTCTATATTGCCGTAAAACCAGTTGATAAAGAAATTGAGAAACTTATTCCTATTGTTAAGAAACGATGGCACGATAATAACATTAACGGGCATAATGTCTATGATGACTCAGATAAAGCCAGAATGTTCAATATGGATGATGATGCTTTTAAACTTCGTAAAGCTAATCCAGTATGTGAAGTGTTTATTATTGTGGAAAATCTCGAGGACGACCGCATCCGTTGGTCTGTTCAGAAGATTACTACAAATGTTAACGACTTTGGTGGAATTAGCAACAAATATGTTGATGTCAGTGGTAATATCTATGCTTCAAAAACTGAAACTAAGAAGGATCTAACTCATCTAAAGAAATACCAGGTATTTGAGATTTTCCCTAGAGGTGAGAAATATAAATCCGGCATTGGCCATGACTTAATGGGTGATCTAAACAGATTTAGTAAAAATCATGGCATTGAATACAATAAGAAGACCGGAGTTATGAAATACACTAATACGGAAGATCCTAATGAATGGATGCATTGGTAAAAATTAAAAGGTCCTTAATTAAGGACTTTTTTTAATTTATAAGGTTAAAGATGGAAGTCCAATATTTCCCAACGTTAAAATGTAACTTAAAATGCGATTACTGTGTATCACACGGTAGTACAGAGTTTACACTTAACGAGAATAGAAATACATTGCTTAATATCTTCAGGCTATTCAGAGAAAAGAATCATGGAACCCTCTATATAGTTGGAGGAGAACCTAGTTTTCACAGAAATTTCTTAGAAATGATGAGATATATCGGTATTCTGAAGAAAACAATATTTCCTGCTAAGATTGAACTTCAGACTAACTTATCCTTACCAAAGGTTTACAAAGAGGTCATCAATATTGTAGACTACTTTAGCGTATCTTTACACTTTATAGAGTTAAAACGTAAAAACCGTCTGAAAACGTTTGATGATAATTTTCGACTTGTAAAGAACAAGATTTACAACCTAGACATTATGCTAGAACATGGTACAGATCAGGAAATACAAGAGGAGAAAGAATATATTAAGCATTTGTATTCTTTACATCCTAAGTACAATTCTTCAGAAATGATCTATGCATACTATGGTGGATACGACAATAAAATAACAGAAGAGTTCAAGGACTTTTACGAGAAATATTCTAAGACTAAGAATGAATACTTTGGACTTAGCACTAACGAACTGTTTACACAGAAACCATCATTTAAGGGATATTATTGTGAAGCACGAGCAAATTATTACAGTATTCTAGGAAACGGTGAAGTATATAGTTGTGCTGGACATTACAATGAAGGTCTAAATGGTGGAAAATCTCTTGGAAATATCAATGACAGTTATAGAAAATTCGTTACCAATGAACCTTGTATTTGTGATTATTCTGATTGTTGCGGTGCTTACTATTTCCATAGGTCTAAGGTTTCATTTAATCCAGAGGAATATTTAGATGATTGAAATGGTAGAGTGGGAGTGTACTCTTAAATGTAACTTTAGATGTAAGTACTGTACAAACGGTCGTAATGATTGCCTACCTAATCCTATCAAAGAGGTTACAGACCTTTTTATCCTAAGGAATTTCTTATGCACTATACACACTAAATTTCCTAAAATTGAACTCTTTATCTTTGGAGGTGAACCACTTCTACACCCTAAGATCAATGAGATAGTTGATATTCTTAACGAGATAGATCATCCATTCGTTATACAGACTAACGGAGTATTCTTGAAAAATCTTAAGAGGGATGTACCTTTACAGATATCAGTACACCGTACACAAATAAAGGATATAGAAAAGTACATCAATAATCTTAGAGAAAATCTGAAGAATATCCGGACTATAGATGTGATGTTCACATCTGAGAAGGACATTCTCCTAGCTAAGATGATCAAGCAATTCTTTCCTAGCGTGAAGATCGCCCCTGTAGCCGACTTTGGTCTAGATAACCGAACCGACTTTCTCTTTGCCTTACAGAAGTTCAATAAGTACAAGAAATTCTTTCCAGACCTTTTTGAAGAGGGTGAACGGTCGTACATCTGGGAGAAGAATGTACAAGGTCTGATTAGTTCTAAAGGTAAACTATGTATGT